ACCTGAAACGGAGCTAATCCTGCCGCCGGGCGTAGTATTAAACGAAACCCCAAAAGTGGACGAAGAGTACGAAGCAGCTGAAGACAAGGCAAAAGCACTACCTGACCCTAAAGGTTGGCGTATTTTGTGTGCGTTAGTTGAGGCTGGCGATACCTATGAAAGCGGCATTATCAAGTCTGATGTGACGGTTAGAACAGAAGAAATTACTTCACCTGTTTTATTCGTTGTAAAGATGGGTCCTGATGCTTACAACGACACCGATAAGTTTCCAGACGGTGCTTGGTGTAAACCTGGCGACTTTGTAATAACACGTTCATATACCGGAACGCGCATCATGATTCACGGTAAAGAGTTTCGCCTGATTAATGATGACCAGGTTGAAGCAACAGTCGAAGACCCACGCGGTATTACCCGCGTTTAATAGGAGATAAATATGCCAGATGATGACTACAAATTCCCTCATGAACTAGAGGAAAATGCAGCTAGTAGCGCTGCTGACGAAGATATTGAGATTGATATTTCAGGTGAATCTGATGTATCTATTGAGATTGAAGACGACACTCCTGAGAGAGACCGCAGAGCAAGACCCCTAAACCGTGAAGTTGAAGACCCGTCTGACGAGGAAATCGAAAACTACACACAAGGTGCTCAAGCCCGCATCAAGGAGCTAACACACGCAAGACACGACGAAAGACGAGCCAAAGAATCCATTGCACGCGAGAAAGAAGAACTTGAGCGTATGGCGGGTGCTATTTTGGAAGAAAATCGTCGCCTTAAAGAATACGTAAAATCAGGTGAAGTAACTTACGCTGAGACTTTACAAGCTAAAGCCGAAGCTGAGATGGAGATGGCACGCCGTAAATACAAGGAAGCACAAGAATCTTATGATTCTGATGCAATGCTTGAGGCACAGGAATCTTTGACAGACGCTAAGATGAAATTAGAGGCTGCAAAAAATTTCAAGCCAACCCCTTTACAAAACCGTGAATTAGATGTACAAATACAACAAACGTCTCCTGAGGTTCAAAAACCGGACGAAAAAACCATGCGCTGGATGGCAAAAAACCAGTGGTTTGGGACTCCAGGATACGAAGAAATGACGGCCTTTGCTCTAGGGCTGCACCAAAAACTAGTGGCAACCGGGGTAGACCCCCGCTCAGACGAATACTTCGAACGTGTAAACGGTCGCTTAAAACAGGTGTTTCCAGAAGTCTTTAATGACGGACGTGACACAGGTACGGTTAAGGCTGAGCCGACTAAAAAACCTGCGAATGTTGTGGCTCCTGCCACCCGTTCATCGGGTGCCAAGAAGGTAATCAAACTTACAGCTACGCAAGCTCGTCTTGCAGAGAAGTATGGTTTATCACACAAACAATATGCACAGGAAGTTTTAAAATTGGAGGCTCAAAATGGCTAATAACCGCACACCTCGGGACTTAGAGACCCGCGAAAAAACTCAAGCTCACTACGAGTACAAACCTGCAAGCTCTTTGCCGGACCCTACACCAGACCCAGATTATGATTTTCACTGGGTGGCAATTGAGATTAATGGGCAGCAAAACGCTACCAATTTGTCTCAAAAGCGCCGTGATGGTTGGGAACCAGTAAAGGCTGTTGACCACCCTGAACTTCAGATTAGTGGCAATAAGGAAGGTAACGTAGAAATTGGTGGCTTGCTTTTGTGCAAGAAACCAAAAGAAATGGCTGAAGCTCGCAAACGCTACTTTGATAAAAAAGCTCAAAATCAAATGGAGTCTGTAGACAACAGCTTTATGCGTAACAGTGATGCTCGTATGCCTTTGTTTGCTGATAGAAAAAGCACAACAAGTAAAGGCGGCGGGTTTGGTAATGGTACTACTTAACTTTTTTTAATATTTAGGAGATTCAAAAATGGCTTATCCAACCGTTTCTGCTCCATACGGCTTCCAGCCAATTAACTCTGTAGACGGCAAACCTTATGCCGGTGCAATTCGTCAGCTTCCAATTACGGCAGCTTACGGTACAGCAATCTACAACGGTGACATGGTTAAATTAGTCGTTGGTGGCACTATCGAAAAATCAGCAATTGGCGCAAACGTTACAGCACAACCAACTTTGGGCGTGTTTGTAGGTTGCCAATATGTAAACAGCACAGGTCAAATTGTGCAGGCTCAATACTATCCAACTGGTGTTAATAGCGCTATTGGTTACATTGTGCTAGACCCACAAGCTGCGTTTAAAGCCGCAGTTACTACTTCTGGCAATACAAGCGTTGTTACTTCTGTAACACGTGCAGTTGTTGGTACAAACATGGAAATCGCTACTGGCACAGGTAACAACGCCACAGGTAATTCAGGTTTGTCAGTAGTATCAGGTTCCGCTGCTAACACAGCGATTCTTCCAGTCCGCGTAGTCGACGTTGTTCCTGAGACAGCACTTAACGCAACTAACTTCACTGAAGTTATCGTTAAAATGAATCAGCCACAACTTGAAGTTACGACCGGTAACAACGCATCTTAATAGGAGCTACTTAAATGGCTATTTCACGCGCACAACTACTTAAAGAGTTGCTCCCAGGCTTAAACGCTTTGTTCGGACTAGAATATAAGCGTTACGGCGAAGAGCATAAAGAAATCTACGAAACAGAGAAATCTGAGCGTTCATTCGAAGAAGAGACCAAACTTTCTGGTTTCTCAGCTGCCCCAGTTAAAAACGAAGGCGCTGCAATCGCTTATGACAATGCTCAAGAAGCTTTCACTGCTCGTTACAACCACGAAACTATCGCCTTAGGTTTCTCAATCACTGAAGAAGCGATTGAAGATAACTTGTACGACAGCCTATCTGGCCGTTATACAAAGGCTTTGGCTCGCGCTATGGCGTACACAAAGCAAGTTAAAGCTGCTTCTGTGTTGAACAACGGCTTCAACTCTGCCTTTGCTGGTGGTGATGGTCAACCTTTGTTCTCTACAGCTCACCCACTAGTTTCTGGTGGCACAAACAGCAACCGTCCTACAACTGGCGCTGACTTGAACGAAACATCATTGGAAAATGCTGTTATTCAAATCGCTGCTTGGACAGACGAACGCGGTTTGTTGATTGCTGCACAGCCACGCAAGTTAGTCATCCCACCATCATTGCAATTCGTTGCAACACGCTTGTTGGAAACTAATCTACGTGTTGGTACAGCTGATAACGACATCAACGCTATCAAGAACAACGGTTCAATCCCAGAAGGTTACGCAATTAACCACTATTTGACCGATAACAATGCATGGTTCTTAACTACTGATGTACCTAACGGTATGAAGCATTTTGAACGTATGCCTTTGAGCAACTCTATGGACGGTGATTTCGACACAGGTAACGTACGTTACAAGTCTCGTGAGCGTTATTCATTTGGTTTCTCAGACCCATTAGGTATGTTTGGTTCACCAGGCGCTTAATGTGCTAAAAGAAAAAGACAGCTTCGGCTGTCTTTTTTGTTGCTTTTTATTTTATTTATAGTAATATTAGATAAACCGGGGATGACCGGCTTATTAGACTGCCCCGGCAGACGCATACAAGACTAATAAGCTTAACTCTGTATGGAGAAATTTATTATGGCACGTACTACTTTTTCAGGCCCAGTGCGGTCTGGTTATCAAGGCGGAGACGCAAGCTCACAACAACCTTTAACACCTATCACTATTAACACTGGTAATGTAATTCCAGCTGATTCTGGTACGGCAACTTCTGGCTTCTATGCTCGTGTAATGCCAACCACAGGTTTTGGTTCAAGCGATTACACAGTTCCTGGCGAAGCTTTTTCTGTATTTGGACGTGTCCAGTGTGGCGCTCCTTTTGCTGTAGCTCCTTCTACTACTTTTAACCACATGGCTGGTACAGTAGGTGAGTTTGCAGTTATTGGTACATACGCTAACTTTGGTTTAATGGCTGGTGTACTAGGTACTATTAACACCAATACCCTATCAGGTGATGCTGCCGTTATGGCATTTATGGATGGCGATTCTGGTGTAACTACCGCTCGTTGCGCTTTTGGTGTTGCAATGGCTCAAACTACTGCTGGTTCTGGCTTTGAATACGGTATTGACTTGAAGATGCAAGACCCCGTAGCTGATGCTGGAGGTCCTTCTGGAGTTATTCCTTACACCAAAGCTAATATCCGTATGGAAGATGACGTTGTAGTTATGGTTAATACAGGCGCTCCTGTTGATGGTACTACTGGCGATAACTTTGCAGGCATCGGTTCTATGTATATTGATAGCACCGCTGGAAACCTCTATCTCCAAACAGGCGTTATTACAAGTCCAGTTTGGAAGTTGGTTACCAGAGCTTCTTAATGTTGACTCATAAAGACCCAGAAGTTCAGGTAATGCTTGGGCTTCTGGAGAGTCAAAGAGACCATGTTATGGGTATTGTAGCGATGCAGGCTAAGCAAATTGAAGAGCTAAAAGCCAAACTTGCTGCTCAACATACAGACCAGGAGAATAAAGATGGCAATGCAATATGACGTAAAGTCAACACACATAAGTGCATCTGGTGTGGCGGTTGGGTACAGAACTCGCTTAAAAGGCGTTGTTATGTCTCCATCTGCATCGCAGACATTAAATGTGGTTTTTTGTGAAAATGTAAGTGCTTCTGGTACTTATAACGTTCCTGGCACTACCGTTTGCACGGTAACTATTGCTAATCATGGGATGTCTAATGGAGATAGAGTTTATTTAAACTTTACTTCTGGCACGTCTGCGGATGATGTTTATACAGTTTCAAATGTTACCACCAATACATTTACTGTTACTGTTGCCTCTGCTACAACTAGCGGAAACGTGACTATGTATGCACAAATTTTGGTTGAGCTTGACTGCTCTTCTGCTACAGCTTTTTATGTGCTGATTCCAGGCGAAGGTATTCTTGCCCAAAATGGTATTTTTGTCGGTCTTCCTAGTGCAACTGTAACCACTACATTGTTTTACGGCTAATCATGCAATATGACGTTAAATCGTATCATGCTTCAGCGTCTGGAAACGCCACAACTAGTCCTGTGCGTTTAAAAGGCATTAC